GGATGGTCTAGATCTTCTCGTTCAGGGACTTGACCTCGTCCGAAAGCTGTGAGTTGGTAGCCGTACCGTTCTTTACGGCCTTCTCACGACGAGACTTCGCTTCTGCTTCAGCTTTGGCCTTCTTCTGAGAAGCAGTGAGCTTCTGAGGCTTGGCCGCTGCCTTCTGCTGCGTTGAAGTAGCCGTCTTCTTCGAGGTCGTTGTCTTCGACTCCACCCCGCTTCGCTTCTTGGCCTGTTCGACCAGAATCTTCAGCGCTGCCTGAAGCTTTTCGAAGCGGGCCTTGAGCTGGTCCACTTGAGCTTCGAGGTGGGCGTGTCGTTCCTTAGCGATCTCCGCTCTCGACTTGACCCGAGGTTTCGTCGTCTTGCTGGAACCGTGCTTACGGCCCTTAAGCTTCCGATTCCTCAGGTAGTACTCGCGACGTTTAGCCGCGTCATACGCGTGTGCGAGAGTGTCGTCAGCCATCTGTGATTCCGAGTGTCGAGAAGATGGAATCGACGACGCTGTTGATGTCATCGATTCCGCTCTGAATAGCGGCGTCACTCGATGCTGTCGGGTCGGACCCATCGTCCGGCTGAGCCGTCGGGTCTGTCCCATCATCTACTGGTGCACCGTCAGACGGTGTTCCAGCCTGAGGCATGTTGCTGTTGACCAGCTGATCGGCCTTCGGGTCCTTCGACGGTCGCCAACCAATTGCCTGACGAATATCGTTGGACGAAGCGATCTCGTTGCGGGTGAACTTGTCGGCGATCTCCGCAATGACTTCCATGGGAACGAGCTTGAACGGGTCACGGAAGTACATGATCGACTGACCCTGAGTCCGAGCAGTCTTCGTCAAGAAGGTGCGTCGCATGGACTCAGCAATCGCCTGAATAACGGGCTCGATCGTCCGGTTGAAGTAGTTCAGCATGGCCTTTTCATCGGCCGTACCGTTCATCACTTCTTCCGTCAGACCCAGCTGAGCGTAAAGCAACTTCGTGAGATACTCGATCTGCGTGAGCAGATTGTTCTCAGCCGGTCGGTTCAGCTGGGTGATCTTCTCGGTTCCATCCGTGTAGGCGATGCCGTACTGGCTGCCCTTGAGCTGGAACTCGATATCCTTCCGGCGTTGCTCAGCCTGCTGCCGTCGGGCCTCGGACTTGATCACGTAAGGGAGCTGAATGATCATGTCGAGCTTGCCGGAACTGGTCTGTTCGTCGACAGAGTCCAACATGTTGAGCTTGCGGATAAGCCTCTGAAGCGTCGAGTTCGGTTCGTTCATGACCGAATACAACGGGTTCTCAACGATCGCCGTGGTCTTCTTCGGGACTGTGATGTCCTTCCGCTGACCGTCACGCTCGTCGTAGAGACTCACTCGGACATGCTGCGGGAACCATTCCACAACACGACCAACTCGCATTGAGTTGATGATGTAGCTACCGGAAACGGCAGGGTTGGTGTCAGTGTCGACCGGTAGGATCGCAATGACGCCTTCCTCGAATATGGTCTGAGCGATGTCCTGTCGGAACTGCCGACCGCTCTGGTCCGTGTTGGCCTCGATGTTCAGACAGTCCTGAAGACCGCTGACCCTGTCGTTCAGGTACCGACCATCCTCATCGAGCTGAACGTGCCGAATATCGATCGCCGAGACGTCGATAGCCAGACGCGTGTAGATCGACGAGATGATGGACCTCTCGTTCGAAAAACGCGCTCGACTACGACCCGACGGGCTGGAAAATCCCCAACCGGTCGTTGCTGTCTGGATGCCTTCCAAGTAGCCGGGATCGGTGAAGAGATTCCAGCTGTGCCTCAAGCCCTCCTTCATACGCGTAAGCAAGTTTGCCATGTGTCACCTCCTCTCTGAAATATGCTCGGCGCTAACCGATGCCCATGTCTCGAAGGAGGTTCTGGGCCCTCTTCAAGCCCTCAGGGTCCTTGATCTTGTTGAAAGCCTGCTTGCCCTTGTCGAGGACGATCTTGTCGATCCCCGCCTTGTGGGCGTACAGGGCACCGCCGACGGCGATGGCAGTTGCCGCGGAAGCGTACTGAGAGTTGCCGTTGAGGATATGGCGGGTGCCACGGATTCCACGACCGGCGCTCTTCTTGACGTTCTTCCGTTTGCGTTCGCCGCGGGCCTTCTCGGCGTGCTTGGACATGTCCTGCTTGGCGAGGTGGTGGTCGAAGGCCCGCTTGTATGCGGGGTCCTTCTGACTTCTGCCTTCGACGGCCGCCTTGATCAGCTTGCGCCGAGTGCCAGCACCTTCGCCATAGAACATCTTGGCGCGGGCGAACTCTTTGGCGTCGCCACGAGCCTGGCGGTTGGTCTTGTTGGAGACCCCCGTCGGCCCGTTACGACGCACACCCCAGTGCATCCCCTTGACGCCGTAGTGCATGAGGTCCATGGGAGGGTTAGCTCCGGGCACAATCTTCACGTTCACCTCCTCAGAGAGTCGTGATCTTGTGGACTCCCTGACGACTCTTCTTGGAGTAGGTGGGTCCGTTGGTGGGCTTGCGAGGAAGACCCATGACGTTTGCCGCGGCAGCCTGACCACGTTTGGTCTCGGCTCGCTTGGCGATGCCGTAAGCGACCTCGTTGCGATGGGCGATGACCAGGGCAGCAGCCCTGACGCCTACAGCGATGGCGGTTCCAGTACCGACCTTTCGCCAAGCTTCTCGGGTCTGAGCCTTCTGAAGCTTCATACCCGTGTTCATGCGGCGGTTGATCCGCTTGACGCCGCCCTTGCCGTAAACCTTCTTGTCTTCGACACGACGGCGAGAAGAGTACCGGGCGTTGGGGGAGTCGTCGTGCTGCTTACGAACTCCCCAGTGCATCCCCTTGACGCCGTAGTGCGCGACCGAGCTTTCTTCCTCGATGGAGAAAGAAATGATGTGCCCCTTCGCGTCGAACTTCGGCACCACCTTGAACGGCGCTTCGTCGGCGTGCTTGACAGCCTCGGTGTGCACACCGAATGCCCCGGTCTCGTTGTCCACCGTCACGGTGTACCGACGAGTACCCGAAGCATTCGTACCCAGGCTGTTGGCGGCGATCTTCAGACCGTCGTTGAAGGACTTCACGTGTTCGGCGTAGTACTTCCTCCGCAGAGGAGAGTCCTTGCTGAAGTCGGCGTTCTTGTACTGGGGCTTGTTGTTGATCCGGTCGACGTGTTGGTTGGCGTACGCCGCGGCCCGGTTGTGGACCTCGATGAAGGTCTTGACGGTGCTGGCGTTCTTCTCGAACTTGGCATCGGCCTTCTTGACCTTGCGCGACGGGGCGGTTGAACCACCGGTCTCGCCCTTCCGGACGCCCCAGTGCATTCCCTTGACGCCGTGGTGGGAGATTTCGCTTCCCATTTTGACGTCACCCGCCGTTCAGATTGAAGTCAGACTTCGTCCGAGTGGCGCGACCCAGGCTGATGAGGGTCATCGAACCGTAGGCCCTCAGGAGGTCGCCAGCGGTCGCCTTGCCCGTTGCGAGACGCTTGATCTCGGCACGAGACTTGGCGGCCTCGGCGGCAGCACCACCTTTGAGCCCCTTCTTGACGAGCCCCTTGATCGGCGTGCGGGTGGCTGCGTAGAGCTTGTCTCGCTTACCCCCGGTACCCGTGGCGACTCGTTCGAGCACCTTCGCATGGGAGTTGAGGTCTCCGGTGCGAGCCTTCTTGACACCCCAGCGCATTCCCTTGACGCCGTAGTGGGCAAGGTCATCCCGCGGAGGATTGTTCTGCTGCGTCATTCAAAACCATCCTTGTTGGCTTTGTAGGCAATGTAAGCGTCCATCAGGGCGGCGACGTTGTCGATCTTCGCGTCCTGCCGCTTCTTCAAGAGCTTACGGTTACCGTTGGTGTCCTCCATGGTGATGGCGTTACCCATGGCGAAAGTCATGAGTGCTTGATCAAAGACAAGAAGTCGTTGTTCACTCAGAATCTTGAGTTCCCCAAGCGGGACCGATTCTGTCTTGGCTCCCTGGATAACCTTCTCGATGCCAAACGGACCGTTCTCCGCCTCCCAGCGGGTCACGAACTCCTTAGCGTTGTAGGGGTCGAAGCCAAGTGCGCGCACGTCATACTCTTGTTCCTGGATGAAGGCGTCCAGGTCATCAAAGACCTCCATCATGTCGAGGACGGTGCCCTCAAGAACGTGGAGGCTTCCTTCGTTAATGAACTCATCGTACTTCTGCCGCATTGCGCCCGGCAGCTTCATCAACGTCAGTTCCGTGATGTAGCTTCGGGTCTTTACACCGAATCCCTCTCGCAATGGAAAGAGGAATGTGAAAGCACAGAAGTCGTCACCCTGGGAAAGGTCGGCGCCCAGAGCACAAGGCATTTTCCAGAACTCTTTGCGACGATGAG